CAATTGTCCTACCCATTGAGATACCAAACCATGCAGATTGTGCTGCGCCACTTATTCCCGTCTTACATACATCCTGATTATTAATTATTATATTTGGAGCTGATGCAGTACCCGGAGTTCTATCCACTGTTGTTGTTCCTGAAACGGTTGAACTACTTACCGTATTTGAACTACTTACCGTATTGCTATCTGCTGCATATGCTGTGGTTAATATATTGGTCAACAAAAACATAACAAGTGAAATTACAAATTTCACTGTGTTTACTCCTTATAATTGAGTACTCCTTCTTTCTTAATAATCCTCTTTTCCGTTATAATATAATCCATCTTGATATCATATTCATTAAGCTTTAATTTCCATTTATGTGATAATACTTGAAAATCATATGCTATTGCAACTATACATGTTCTCTTTGGTAAATAATCAAGAAATCTATCATAGTAACCTTTACCTCTACCATATCTCGCCATTTTTTCATCAAAGACTACACCCGGAACAATGACTAAATCAATATCTCTTACATTATTCTCAGGGAATGGTGATGGGTAAAGAAACTCTTTGCTATGATCGCTATTTAATAACTTTGTGGAAACCTCATTACCAACACTTTTATATATATTTATATTTCCTGCAGACTTCCACTCATGCATTTCCCTTACTGTTTTTTGAATCGCTCTAGAATGATCATAACATACATCTGGACACATATGATTTCTTCGATACATCATTATGTTCCTCCAGAGTATTTTAAGAGCAAACATTTATTCCATCCTACATGGCATCCAAACATTTTCATCTTTATGATAATGAATAGTACCATGACAACCAAACCAATCAGAAGCCTTTACAGCTTCTTCAGGCGTTTTATACATATGCTGAAATAAATCTCTTGAATTGATAACTCCTTCGGGCGGCACTCTAGAATTACCAAATTGATCCATAGGTCCACGGTGAGGTTTTTCTAATGGTGGTAATTCTACAGAATCTTCAATTGCTCGTTCTTCGAGCTTATTATGAAAGAGTTCCATAAATTGATTTAGCATTTTATAAAAATCAGCCTTATTCTCATAACCAACTAAACGTGCTATTTCTGATTGCTGTTTCTCATCCCACATAACAAATGTAGGAGTAGCATCAATAGAATCTATACTATTTTTATCATATGCATCAGAAAACCATTGTGGAGGGGGTCCAACTGTATTAATAATTCGTAATGGAAATTGTTTTGCAATTTGTGTTGAATGATATCCCGGTTCAACTTCCCTAAGAAAGTCTTGACAATATGAACAACTTGGATTACTAAACATTAACAATTCATATGCATATACCGGAACTGCTACGAATGTAAATAATATTGCAAATAAGATACTTTTCATTGTTCTTTCCCTTTAAGTAAAGATTCAACTAATTCAGTAAGTCGTTTAACTTCCTGATTTAAACTTCCAAGAGCAACCTCTTTAACATTTAGTTGAGATTCTAAAATAGCTATCTGTGTCTGCAATTGAGATATCTCGTCTTGATGATACATATACTATTCTCCATTTATACTTATTATTATACTATAAATTGAAATAAAAAGCAAGGAACATCTAGATCGTCATGGAATCCCATCCAGAACTTGTCACATCTCTGCCATAATAGTCGACTTCTCCCGCTTTAACCTTGGCATTAAACCCCTTTATTAGTGCACCTTTTGTTAATCCTGAACTAGCTTTAAATTCTTTCAATGCTGCCTTTCTAGCCATTTTAGACTTCATCATCTTTCGTTGTCTTTGAGGATCAGCATAGAAGTATCGAGTAGTAGTATCAAGCATACTTCCCTCTTTTATCTTCTTAATAACTTCCTCACTCTTCTCTTCTATTTCAGGTACAATATCATCTAAAATTTTCTCATGTGTCTTTAATTCTTCTATAACCTCAGCTTGAGTCTCTACTATTCTTTCATTAATATTAGACCTTTTAATCCCATCTCCCAAACCAGAAATTGCTGGAACTATATTTGTTTCTAAAGCCATCTCTACATCTGCAACATCTAACGTATTTACTATATCTAGATTATCTGCTACTGCTGTGGCTACATTATCTATAACCTCTTGATCAGGTAATACAATTTTTGCGGCCGCGAATGTTTGTCCTATGTCTGGTTGTATTGTAGGTAATTTTTGTAACGCACCAGTTACATTATCCCTCATTACATTTGGTATCTTATTTGTCAAGGAACATGGATCAAATGTACCACTAAAACCAAATACCGATTTAGATAAATCAGTTAAATCTATATCAGCAAAACCTGATAATGATGTAAGACCAGCATATTCTTGTGCTATGGATGCCATCTTAGATAATGCACCAGCTGAACCTAATGACATACTAGATAATGAACCTAACTCATCTCTTAATGATGTTAACCCAGATGTCGATAATGGTATATCTGGTACAAGTGAATCTACCTTTCCTTTAAGTGTAGCAAGGCCACCCTCTAAGTTACTTAGGTAAGCTGACGCACCAGCAGGAACAGTCAAAGAAGATTCTAAATTTAAAAAACCAGATATCTGAGCAGTAACTTCTCCTTGAAAGGAGTTCATACTTATATTTAATCCACATACAGCCATTACTTAACCTCCTGCAAATACATTAGATGAACCTGTCGCAACACTAGTACAACCAGAAATACCATCACCAATTCTACCACAACCCTTATTATTTATTTTAACAGTAGAAGAACCACTTGCAATTGGAGCTGCATGACTTGGACACGGAGCTCCTGGCAACAAATGTGTCGTATTATTATCTCCTTCTCTTGATATACCAGTACCATTTACATGTACATCTGGTGATAATGCACTTCTCATAGGTGTACTACAATGAGTCACGTCTGCATCAACTGAATTGCCTCTACACACTGCGGGCATTTTGTTCTCTCCTAATAAGTTCTTTTAAACGATCATTCCATATATTATGTTCACCACTATGGTCTACATGTTCATGTGGTACATCTGGTAAAAAGCTTATCACATTATCAAAATCTTCTGGTATATCTTCCCATTCGGTAAATATTTTTAACTCACCATGTATGAGTAATTCAAATTTATGTGCCATTAATTCAAGTCAATTCTTGGTGCAGTTACAGAATAATTACCACCAGATGATATTTGATGTGTCTCGGCATTAGTCATAATATAATAACCACCAACTACATGATTGTCATATGATCCAATATTTTCTTCTTGATAACCATCTATGTTTATTTCAGCATCGTCAGTTACATTAAGATTATAACTAGCAGTACAACTAATCTTCATATCGTCTTTACATGTTAATGTATATTTACCCGTTACATTAGTTAACATAGAACTACCATATGTTAAAGTTGTATGATTACCGGGCACTTCACCATTACCATAATTTTCATCAACATTTTTCTTAACAGTTTCTTTTAAATTACCACCAATAGTATATGTTAAGTTCTCATCAATATTAATAATCTGATTTTTATGAACACTTAAATCATCTTCACCATTGATTACAATTTTCCTATCAGCCAAGACTTCACGGGCTTCATTACCACTTATCTTTGTTCGCATATCACCATGTACATTTAAATGATAATCACCATATACCTCTTGTACCAAATCTCCATAGTATAAGATACGACAATCAGATTTATTAACATCTGCATCGCCCTTACTTCCAATAGTAATATTAACAGATCCCTTTATCCAAACATCTTTATATCCAGCAGTAATCTCATATTCATTACCAACAATTTTTGTAATCTTAGTACCGTCTGCTTGTATTTCTTCAAATGTTCCTTTAACATGATACCTATGCATTCTTTCTGCCGTTGGTGTATCATCCCATTCTTCTACATGACCAGATTCTGACATTCGAACATGGTTCAAAGGATATTGTGAAGACCTCTTTGTACTTTCCAAATAAGTTGTACTGTTATCTTCTACACCACCATATCTAGGATTGGGTTCATTCCATGGCGCAACATCATATAATTTTTCATTGTCTGTATCTGGAATAGTACCCTTCTCTTTGTCATTGTCCCAGAGCCATCCAGCAATAGCAACAGGAACATCTTTTTGTCGTGCCTTTCTCTTTTGTATTAATGATGGAGAATTTTCACCATTATAAGGCCCATTACCTTCTGAATCAGGAACAGGTAATACACCACTTCCTCGTGCAAGTCTATTTGTATCAGGTTCAAGTATATGTGTAGTAAGTGGATACTTGCCTTTAGGATCATTAAATCCTAATGTTGGATTTGGTTCAGCTTCTGGTATACCACCAAATGTTCCTGTTATAACTGGTTCTTGCGCATTAGGTCCATCACGAAAAAAACCAAAGACCCAAGTTCCTTCTACGGGACCCATTGGGGTCGTACCAACACCATTCATAGCTGCAGATGTTATTGGTTGACTTGGATAAGCCCAAGGTAAATCTTGTGTTGGTATTCTTTCTTTATTATTAGTATGATAACCAAGAATACGAACACGACAACGACCCAACTTCAATGGATCTACTCTATCTTCAACTACTCCTTGCCACCAAACAAATTCACCGTACATTGTATCTCCTAAACTTTTCTGGGAGCACTAGCTAAAGCGTCTTTAGTAACCTCTGCTACCATTGTATATTTAAGACGACCAGCGTTCCAATCATAAGTATGTTTTAATGCAGTAATTATATAAACACCCGACAAAAATTTATCAATTAAATCATCTTGATTTTTAATCATACCGGGTTTTTGTTCTACTACTCTCTCACCCGAGGGTACAAGTAAATCAATTGTATCACCAACATGTAAAAATGGTAGGCCTGGAAATTCAATTTTTAATTTAATTTGATCTAAGGAATGTATTAAAGCATTTCTTTTTAATCTCCACCGCTCAACACCATTATCATAAAAATCGTTAACATTCTTTGCATACATCTGATTATGTTTTGGATGAAAGATTACTCTACTATCAAAATATGTTTGTAAACTATCACCTGAATTAACATCCTGAATATCATCTTGTGGAGCATATGTATTTCTCTCTGGTACTTCATAATCTGTATCAGACATACTTATAGGCATATATTTATCAGTATGATGAACATGAGGATCATAGGCTTCTTGTAAACCATATGTCTGCTGATTAATTGTCTTTCTTACAATATCATGTGTTATAAGTTTAGACGCATACATACCATTGGTTATATTTTGTAACGTATTAAATTGCTTTAGAATTTGTAAATCATCTAATAAAGCTCTTCCCTGTGCTAGTTGTTCTACTTTTTGCGATTTTGAACCAGTAGGTGAAAATAGAAATTTATGTTTAACGGGTGTATCTAATAAAGCGTCAACACTTTTAAAATATGAAACACCATTTGATTCCCAAAATAAATAATTTGGTACTTTATTCTTGTTTATTGCTCTCTTACATAACCAATGAATAGCTGTATGCGGTCTCCAATTTGGAATAACAATATTTTCAATTCCAACAGTATCTTCAATTACAAATTCATTTCCAACTCCACCATAATCAATATAATCAACTAATATTGTATCAACTATTTCACTAATTTTCTTACCACGAAAAGCTTGATTAACACGCATATTTTGGTTAACCATACCACACTCAGATGTACCATGAATCATATATATTTGTTGTCGTTCTTTAACAACAGTACGTTTAGATAGAGAAGTAATATACATTGGACCTGCATATTCCTCACTACCGTCTACTGATTTAGATGTTAAAGTAAAATTAAGATATTCCTCACCTAATATCGGAATTTTATAAGGCATGTTGATTGAATCATTAAGAACCAAATCACAAGTCATATTAGCACGAAATAAATCTTCATATATATTCATAAGGACAAAGTTTTGACTTAAGTCAATAACCTGTCCCGATGCTGATATGAGTTCTAAAAAATCAACTCTTAAATCCGATGCAAATTCTTGTTCAGTAGGCATATTATTTTAATAATTGTTGTAATTCTTTTACAATATCATGAGCAAATTCAGGACGAATAATATTAATATTTCTTTTGTCATCATTTAATTCTTCCTCATATACAAAATGAGTAACAGCAGCAGCACCCGGAGCGGTTGAATCTACCCAATAACCATCTGTATCTTCATGATGATTAATATCATTAATATTTGCTGCTCCATATTTTTTAATAACAAATTTCTTTAAGTCAAAATAGTCCATTGGCCAATCATAAAATGGATTGGTTGCTTGTTGTGCATATAAAATAACCCAATGTAACTCTGTATCACCATAATATGTATAAGCAAGATATTCTGGTGTTTCCCCATCAACAATAGTATGTTGTGCAAAAAAAGATTGATGCTTAACAAACTCTAATTTTAAACGAATTCGTTGTAATATATTCGTTACTACATTAATATGAGGTTTATTTTTTTTACCACGAACATCATAATTAATCGTATTAAAATATTTAAAATATGCCATCTTAGTATCCCTCCTCTACACCACCATGACCATCTGTCTCATTGCTTTGAGTAATTTTTACTGTTTCTGTAAATGATAAACCAAGAACATAAGAAACAGGTCGACCATCTCTTAATGCTACCCAAAATCCTTCTGGTGAATAATTAGTAGTTACATTAGTACAAACACAATTATGAATTCTTGGTAAAAATGTATTCTCTACTAAAGACCCGCCTTTATTCATTTTAAAATCTATAGCAAATTCATTAGGAAATGTATAAAGACCCTCACCGAGAAATCCTCCAACAAAACTAGGTCGTGAATTTTTTCTAAACATTTTAATAATATTATCTACTTCTTGTCCTTCGGGTGCACTAGCAGGTGCGAACTGAAATTCAAAAGTAAATTCTCTAAATCCTACTCCATTAAATAATTGTTCTTCATAAGGATTCTGTGTAAATCTTCCTGCTGCTCTTAGACCACTTCCAATTCCATCAAACATCGCTGCAGTACCTAAAGCACCCAACACACCAGCGGCAGCAGCACCACCTGCTAACGCTGCACCTTTTGCAGCCTCTGTTACAACACCTCCAGTAAAATTTTTCATAATACTATCTATATTACCTTCACCACGCAATCCACTCTTTATTGCATTCCCTACTCCACCAAGAGATTGTGATCCCCATTGTGCGCCTTCAGCAAATTGTATGGAATTAGGCATATAGATAAAACAATGTTCAAGATTTTTTGCCTTAGTTCTTATTGCTTTAAGTTGTCCCTTACCAAAACTTTTTAATGTATCCATCATACCGCCACCATAAATTTCTCCAACAGTTGGATCAGGTTCTGAGGGCTCTGCAGTACGCTTAGCATCCATCATCTTCTTTTGATCATCCGAGGCAATAGCATAATCCATTCTTGCATTGGCCGCTTTATCTTTTGCTGCTTGTTCCTTTGTATATTTACTAGACGCATTCTCTAACTGATCTTCCATAGCCTTCTTGGAATCTTCATTTGTTTTCTGTTTTTGCAGAGAAATACCACCTTGTTTAATAGCTGTAAAATGAATACATTCTTGAACGACTTCAATTCCCTTATTAGTATCACTTACATTATCAACAAAAAGAGGATACCTATGTGTAGGTATACCTAAACTAGTTGAAGATTTTGTTGACGCAGTATTTGCTATTGATACGGGTTCACTATGCCCTCCTAATGCATCTGTTGCGTGATCATATGAGCCCGCAGTTTCTTTTAAGAATCCGAATTGTGCCATTACTTTCTCCGTTATAAATACTTTATATAACTATATTTATAAGACATATATGAAAAAATATCCAAGAGTAGGCCGTTATGTAATACAGAATAAAGAAAAGTATGTGGCCAATTTACAGGAATGCGAATACCGTTCATCATGGGAATTAAAGTATATGAAGTATCTGGATCGTCATCCTAATGTAGTTGAATGGGGCTCAGAGAACGTTATTCTGCCATATTATAATCCTATAGAAAAAAAATATCGACGATATTTTGTCGATTTTTATGTAAAAGTAAAAACAACCACAGGGGAATATAAGAAATATATAGTTGAAGTAAAACCAGCGATTCAATGTAAACCACCCCCAAAACCTAAGAAACAAACACAGGCATATATCAAGAAACTTAAAGTTTATGTAATGAATCAAGCTAAATTTAAAGCCGCAAGGAAATGGGCAGATAAGCGTGGATGGGAATTTATTATTTTAACCGAAAAAGACCTCGGAATCAAGACTAAAAAATTAAGAAAAACCTTATAAATATATACATGGAAACTATAAATAAGGTACAGGGAACAAGAATAACGCGAGTCTATTCAGCTAAATTTTATTTCTTTAAATATATCACAGAAGAAGATAATAAATGGTTTAATATATTTCCATTAGTATTTTCATTAGGAAAAAAAGGTAGGATGATACAAGGTCTTGATTTCCATTATTTGCCAATAAAAATGAGAATACCATTAATAGAAGAATTAAAATTAATTAAACCAGATATGGTTAAATCTCCAGTCGCATTCGCTAGATACTTTAACAGACTTATGTGGACTCAAAGAAAATGGAGACCAGCACAAGTATGTTATAA